ATCATCAACATTTGTACCTGTACCTGATGGAGGCAAAGTAATAAAAATTATAACTGCACTACAAGGTGCAATTGGAACTGCTAATGCAGCAATCACTTTTGAAATTGGTGGAACAGCAATAACTGGTGGAGCAATTACAGTTGCTACTTCTGGATCTGCTGCTGGAGACATAGATACAGCAACACCGACAGCAGCAAACGAAGTTGCTGAAGATGGATCTATCGAAATGATAACTGATGGAGCTTCTAGTAATACAATTAAACTTGTTGTTACATTCGTTATAAGAAGATAATTAAATAGGAATAATGTTCCTGGAACGTTCTGGGAACATATCCTAAACAAAAGGAAAACAAAACATGAACTATGGATTAAGACATGGAACAACTCAAACAATATCAGTAGCTTCTTCAAGTGCAGCAGTTAGTAATGCTTTTGCAGCTGGTACTGAATATGTAAGAATAGTTTCTACAACAAACTGCCATATTACATTTGCTGGATCACCAACTGCTACAACTAGCTTACCTTATTTGCCAGCAGGAGAAATAGAAATTATTAAAGTTTCTCCAGGCGAAAAAATAGCAGCTATTAGAAATAGTGCAGATGGTACTTTATTTTGTACTGAACTATCTGAGTAATGGCTAAGGTAAGAGCAACCGAATGGAATGCTGATGCTACCAAGACTAAGTATATACAAGAGTCTGATGGTAAGCTAACTGTAAACAATCAGCAAAATCTCAATCCTTTAATGGAAAGAAATAAAAAACTTTATACATTAAATGATGGATATACAAAATCTAGAGAAATGAGAAGGGTTGCTAGTGTACCACCTATTATCCTACAGATATGGACTAAAGAATATAATGGAACTAATAATTGGTGGGGATTACCAAAAGATATACAAAAAAAAATAATGAGAACTAAATTAAATAGTAATGAGTTTAGATATTTTAGAACATCAGAAGGATCATTGTAATGGCATTATCAACATACGCAGAATTAAAAACAGGAATAGCTAATTGGTTAAATAGAACAGATTTAACTGATGAGATTTCTGATGATTTTATTAAACTTACAGAAGCAGATTTCAATGCTAAGTTAAGAATCAGAGCTATGGAACAAATAGATACCATAACTATTGATTCAGAAACAGAAACAGTACCAACAGGATTTATTTCAGTAAGATCATTTTATATTTTACTATCATCTAACAAATATCCTTTGGAGTACATTACACCACATAATATGTTTGAAATTAGAGGAGGTTCTAGAAGTGGTAGACCTAGGTCTTACACAATAGAGAGTGATGATGAAACAGAAACTTTTAGATTTGGTCCTTCCCCTGATACTAGCTATACTGGTTATCTATCATACTACAAAGCTATATCAGCTCTTAGCACATCTAACACATCCAACTGGATGCTCGCAAATCATCCTGCAGTATATCTGTATGGATCCCTTTATCATGCATCTAACTTTCTAGGTGGAATAGATCCACAACAAGCACAGAATTGGTTAGCTATGTATTCTACAGCTATGGAAAGATGCGAGAATAACGACAAACAAGATTCATATGGTGGAGCACCTGTAGTTCAAAGAACAGATGTTCAAACCGACTTATCATTTTATAGGAACAGATAATGTTAAAACATTATAGAAAATGGATTAAACCTAGACGTAAAAAAATTGAATCTGATTTTTCTGATCTAATGAGTAAACCATATTCTACAAAAAAATCATTAGGAATGCATTTTAAACATTTAAATCCTAAAACTTTTCCTGCTCGTTATTCAGAATCACAAAAATTAATGTATACTGTAGGTAAACCTTTAAAACAAGCTGGTAAAACTAAACAATTAAAACAATTTAAACTAGATATGCTTGGATTAACAAGTAAAAGCTATCTCAACAAATATTTATAATTATGCAAGTACCTTTTGGAGAATGGCTACCTGATCAACCTGACCATGGAAAACAAGGAGCTAATGTAGCTACTAATGTTTATCATGCAGCTAATACTTATAAAAGATTTCCATCTTTGGTAAGCTATAGCACAAATACTGCTGGTTCTGAAAATTCTACAGGAGCAGGTTCATTCAGAGATAATTCAAATACAGTTTATAACTTTGTATCAACAACAGATAATATATATCAATTAACATCTGGAGCATTTACATCTCGTAAATCTAGTTTAACTGGTGATGCTGATGACTTTTGGACATTCACTCAGTTTGGTGAATATGTAATAGCAAGTAATGGAGTAGATGCAGCTCAATATTTTTTAATGGGAACATCAACTAACTTTGCTAATCTTACAGCAATTCAAACTGCAGGTACAGCACCAGTATTTAGAGTCTCAGGAGTTGTTAGAGATTTTTTAGTAGTTGGTAATATTGTAAATGCAACAAACAGAATTCAATGGTCAGGCATTAATGATATTACTGTATGGTCAGGTAAACAATCTGATTCACAAGATTTACCAGGTTCAGGTGGACAGGTAGTTGCAATAACGTCTGGTGAGGTTGGATATGTGTTTAGGCAAAACCAAATAATTCGTATGGACTATGTTGGAGGAGCAGTTGTATTTAGATTATCTGTGATCTCTCCAAATAGAGGAGCTGTCTTTGGTAGAACAGTATGTCAGGATAATAGACAAATATTCTTTTATGCTGATGATGGATTTTATCAGATAAATGGAGATCAAGTTATTCCTATTGGAGTAGAAAAAGTTAATAGATTTTTTGATCTTAATTTAAACAAAGCATTTGCAGATAGAATATGTGCAGCAGTAGATCCATTTAATCAGTTAGCTATGTGGTTATATCCAAGTACATCAAACGCAGCTAATACTACTGGAATTTGTGATAAAATTATAATATACAATTATGCTACTAAGAAGTGGTCTTTAGCAAATGCTAGTGCAAGTACAATCTTTTCACAGTTTGTTGGAGCTTATACAGTAGAGTTAATGGATATTATATCTCAAAACTTAGAAAATATTAATGCTGCATTAGATACAGATTTCTGGTCTGGTGGACAAATGTTACTAGGAGCAATTGATTCAGATTATAAAGCTGCAATCTTTTCAGGAACAGCTAATGAATGTGAAGTAGAAACAGCAGAAATAGAACCTTTTCCTGGATTTAGAACTAATATAACAGGAATAAGACCTATTGTAGATGCAACAGCTACCTTAACAGTTAAAGCTAGAGAACGATTAGCTGATACAGAATCTGAAACAAGTTCAGTATCTATGAGAGATAGTGGAATAAATCCAGTAAGAAAATCTGGAAGATATATAAGAGCAAATGTTAAAGTACCATCAGGTACTACATTTACACACGCACAAGGAATAGACCTTGTAGCATCAAGAGCAGGAGTAAGATAATGGCAGATACAAATAATATAGATAATGTTAGATATTCTATGGAAACACAAGAATACTTTCAAAGACAATTGGAAGCTAGTGTTAATGAATTAATTAATAAAAATAATACTGAAAGCGATAAAGCATTCAGTTGGTTTATGAATTAGGGAGATTTATGGCAGGAAGTTATATAGGAAAATACGATACAACAGCAGGAAACAATTCAGCTACTTCAACAGGTTCAGTATCTGTTGCAGAAGGAATGTTACCTTCTAATATCAATAATGCCTTTAGAGATTTAATGGCAGATATTAGGCAGTTTTATAATTCTGTTGAATGGATTGAATATGGAGATGGAGCAGGAACTTATACACCAGCTTATGCATCTTCTACAAGTTTTACGATAGCAGGAGTTGATGTAACTTCTGTTTACCATGTTGGACGTAGAGTTAAAGTAGTAGCCTCTACACCAGGCACAATTTATGGATCAATTACTGCTGTTGCTTTTTCAACTAATACAACAGTTACAGTTGCTTGGGATTCAGGTTCTCTTTCAAACGAATCTATAACTTCAGTACACATTGGAGCTATTAGTGCATCGAATACTTCATTACCTGAAACTACAGCTATAACTGGAGATTACACATTAGATGTATCAGGAGATATTATTCTTGATGCTGATGGTGATAATGTAACACTTAAAGCAGCAGGAACTACTGCATTAGATTTTGTTTTAAATGGCTCAACAGATGTTACTTTAGATGCTCCTGGTGATATTAAATTAGATGCTGCTGGTGCAGACATTAAACTTTTAGATGATGGTACTCAGTATGGTAATCTAAAAAATAATAGTGGTGAATTAAGAATTACTTCAAGCTCATCAGATACAACAGCTATCTCAATGAGTGGAGCTAATGTTACAGTTGCTGGAGATTTAACTATTTCTGGTGATGATTTAACAATGGCAACTAACACATCTGGTGCAGCTTTAATTGCAGATGGTACAAATTTTAATCCAGTAGTTATATCTGGAGATATTTCAATTGGAACAACAGGAACAGCAGCTATTGGTTCAGGTGTAATAGTTAATGCTGATGTAAGTTCTTCAGCAGCTATAGCATTTTCTAAAATGGAAGATCTAACTGCATCAAGAGCTTTATATTCAAATGGTAGTGGAGATGTAACTGTTAGTGATGTAACAAGTACAGAGCTTGGTTATCTGGATGGAGTATCTAGTGCAATACAAACTCAATTAGATGCTAAACAAGCAACTATTACAGGATCAGCTACAACAATTGATACAGAATCTTTAACTGCTAGTAGAGCTGTAGTTTCTAACTCCTCTCAAAAGATTGCAGTATCAGATGTTACAGATACAGAATTAGGATATTTAGATGGTGTTACTTCAGCTATTCAAACGCAAATGGACACAAAGGCTACTACAACTTATGTAGATAACCTTATTGCTGGACTTAGAACTAGAATAGTTGTTGAAGCAGCTACAACAGCAAACATAACTCTTTCATCAGATCTTCAAAATGGAGATACTATTGATGGAGTTACACTTGCTACAGGAGATGAAGTTTTAGTTAAAAATCAATCTACTGATAGTCAAAATGGTATTTATACAGTAGTTAGTTCAGGTACTGCTAGTAGATCAACTGAGTACGATGCTATAGCAGAAATATCAGGTCAAATGGTTATTGTTAATCAAGGTACAACTAATGACAATACTATGTGGCTTTGTACTACTAACACTTCAGCTACACTAGGATCAGATTCAATAGCATTTACAAAAGTAACTCCACAGAATGTAGGAGATGTTACTTTAACTGGAACACAAACTTTAACAAACAAAACATTAACATCACCAATTATAGATGGTAATGGAGCTGTCTTTGAAGGAGCTACAGCAGATGGTTACGAAACAACAGTAGTACCTGTTGATCCAACAGCAGACAGAACACAATATTTACTTAACCAAACAGGATATATTCCTCTATTGGCAGCAGTAACAACTACAACGATTGCTGCAACACCAGCAGAGTTAAATATCATGGATGGTGGTACATCAGCAACTTCTACAACATTAGTTAATGCTGATAGATTAGTAGTTAATGATAATGGAACTATGGTACAAGTAGCATTATCAGATATAAAAACATACTTAAATAGTGCTGGGTATGTAACAGACGATCCAACAGCACTTGCTATAGCTTTAGGTTAATTAATAATAAAAGGAGAAAACACAAATGGCGAATACATTTAAAGTAGTTACATTTGCAGCAGAACCAGCTTCGGCAGGTACACCTTATGAAATGTATACTGTCGCTGGAAGTACAACTACTGTTGTTCTTGGTTTAATACTTACTAACATTCATTCTTCAGCAGTTACTGTTGAGGTAGAATTAGTTAGTGATACAGCAAATAGAGGTGGTGCTAATAATGTAACAAATGGTACATCATTCTTAGTGAAGGATGTAACAATTCCAGCAGGAAGTTCATTAGAGCTTTTATCTGGTGGAAAAGTTGTATTAGAAACTACAGA